AAGCCCCCGGACGCCCACGACTGGCGGATGAACCCCGACGAGGTCGAGGCCGCGGTCCGGCACGCGTTCACCCGCTGGAACGTCCGGCACTGCGTGTACGACCCGCGTATCTACCAGCAGATGTTCGAGCGACTTGCCGCTGAGGGCTATGCCGTCGAGGCCATGCCGCAGGGTATCGCGATGATCCAGGCGTCCCAGCGGTTCTACGAGGCGGCCAAGGACCACAAGCTGAGCCACTCCGGCGACAAGCGGCTCGGTCGTCACGTCGGGAACGCGGTCATCAAGGCGACCCCGCAGGGCTGGCGGGTCCAGAAGGAAACCCCGAACAGCCCACGGAAGATCGACCTGGCGATCTGCGCGGTGATGGGGCACGCCTACGCCTCGGCCATCGAGGAACCGCCCCAGCAGTTCTTTGCCTCCTGGCGCTAAGGAGCACCATGACCACCCTTGACGACCTGCTGGTCAGCGAGATCACCGCCCGCGCCAAGCAGATCCAGTTCAGCCGGGTACTGCTCACCGTGCTGGCCGGCATGTTCTACGGACTCGGCTGGATCACCGCCCGGACGTTCGGTGTGATCTGGCTGGCGATGACGTGGACCGCGGTGGCCGTGAAGGTCGGCTGGACCGAGGGCCGTCGCACGCCCCCACCCCGCCGCTGACCCGACCGCCGCCCTCGCCCACCCGAGCCGTATGCCGGCACCCGTCCGGCCGGAGGTGGGTGAGCGGTGGGCCTTCTCGACCGGATCGCCGCGGCCCGCGGCACGGAGACCCGGTACTCCGCCGACACGTGGCTGACCGACTACCTGCTACCGACCCAGTTCGGCTACGCCGGCAATCAGTACGCGGCCGGCGGGTACAACCTGGTCCAGACCCTGGCCGGGAACCGTGCCAGCGAGATCGTCAACACGCTGCCCGGGTACATGGCCGCGCTGCGGCAATGCCCGCCCGCCTTCGCTGCCGAACTGGTCCGCGCGAGCGTGTTGTCCCAGGCGCGGTTCACGTTCCGTAACCTTCCCGGCCGCCCGAACGGGCGCAAGCAGTTCGGCACCCGCGAGCTCGGCATCCTGGAAAAGCCGTGGGGCAGTTCGACCACGGGCGAGCTGATCGCCCGGATGGAGTGGCACGCCGGGGTCGCGGGGAACGCCTACGTCACCCGTCAGGCCAAGCGGCCCGATCGGGACGAGCGCCTGCGGGTCCTGCGCCCGGACTGGGTGGCGATCCTCTACGGGTCGGAGCAGGAGCCCGAGGACGCCATCCACGCCCTCGACGGAGTGCTGCTGGGTTACGTCTACCAGAACGGTGGGCTGTACTCGTCGGGGAACAGGCCGGTAACGCTGCTGCCGGCGGACGTGGCCCACTGGTCGCCGATCCCGGACCCGGAGGCCGGCGAGGTCGGCATGTCCTGGGTCACTCCGGCCATCCGGGAGATGCAGGGCGACCGGATGGCCGCCGAGCACAAGATCCGCTTCTGGGAGAACGGCGCGACGCCGAACCTCGTGGTCAAGGGCATCCCCGCCGTCACCAAGACCCAGTTCGACGAGATCGTCGACGCGATGGAGGCCAAGCACGCCGGGGTCGCCAACGCCTACCGCACGCTGTACCTGACCGCCGGGGCGGACGCCACCGTCGTCGGCAGCAACCTCGCCGACCTGGACCTCAAGAGCGTGCAGGGCGCCACCGAGACCCGCATCGCCTCACTGTCGCGCGTCCACCCGGTCATCCTCGGCATCGCCGAAGGGCTGTCCGGGTCGGCGCTGAACGCCGGTAACTTCGGCATGGCCCGCCGCATCTGGGCGGACACCTGGATCTACCCGACGCTGCAGGACCTCGTCGCCTCCCTCGCCACGATCATCAAGGTCCCCGACGGCGCCGAACTCTGGTTCGACACCGCGGACATGCCGATCCTGCGCGAGGACGCCAAGGACGCCGCCGACATCGGCAAAGTCAACTCCTCGACGGTCACCCAGTACGTCCGCGAGGGCTACACCCCCGACTCCGCCGTCGCCGCGGTGCAGGCACAGGACGTGTCCCTGCTCAAGCACACCGGGAACCTGTCCGTGCAGCTCCAGGCGCCCGGGTCCGGCAACGTCGACCCGGAGCTCAAGAAGCAGACCGACGAGGCCGCCCTGATGGACGCCCAGATGCAGGCCATCAGCGCGGCGATCCAGGCCGGGTTCGACGCCGAATCCGCGGTCAAGGCGGTCGAGGCCGGTGACCTGTCGTTGATGAAGTTCACCGGCCAGCCACAGCCCGGCGGCGGCGCCGCCGGTGCCCCGGCCGCGCCGGTCGGGAACATCGGCGACCTCGACTGGGGCCTGTTCGGCGGCGACCAGGGCGCCGGAACCACGCCACCCCCAGGTGCGGCCCCCCCGGGACCGGCCCCGCCCGTCGCCAAACTCCCGCCGGTGCCGCTACCTGCATAGGGGGGTTGGCGTGGCCTTCAACGCCGCACTGCACCCGCGCGGGCCGAACGGTCGCTTCACCCGGTCGTTTGCCGTTCACATGTCCAGCCTCGACGGCACGAAGGCCAGCAAGGTCAAGGCCGCCTTCCACGGCCACACCTTCCACGGCCCGGACGACGCCCACACCTACCTCAGCCACCTGTCCGGGGTGAAAGCCCCCGGCAAGGACGGTGGGGGTGGCGGGATCAAGCAGTACCTCGACAACGGCACCCTCAAAACCGCCAACGAGGCGCTACGGGCGGGCAAGTCCGACAACCCCGCGGTGCACGCCATCGACGCCACCATGAAGCCGCTCCCGAACGACCTGCAACTGTTCCGGTCGGTACCGCAGGCGAAGTTCGGCAAGGTCGACCCGAAGAGCCTCGAAGGGATGAAGGTCTCCGACGCCGGCTACTTCCCGACCACCATCGCCCCACAGAAGTCGGCACCGGGCAGCGTGCAACTGCACGTCCAGGCACCCGCCGGCACCCCGGCCGCCGTGGACCCGGACTCCGGCCAGGTCGTCCTCGGCCACGGCGCGGAGATGGCCGTCGACAGCGTGGACACCAACCCGGACGGTTCAGCCCAGATGAACCTCACCATCCTGCCCAGCGAGAGTGCCTCGCCACCTGCCCCGGAGTCGCCCGACACCCCCTCGGCCCCCGAGGCGGAGCCGCCAGCCACGGCCGCGGCGCGGCCGTTCCATCAACGGGTCGCCGAATCGCTGTCCGACGTCGCCGCACTCACGTCGACGCCGCTCAATCTGCTCGACCCCGACGGCCCGCCCACGATGACGCCGGAGCAGGAGCGGGGCCTCGACTCCTACCAGAGCGAGGACTACCGCGGCATCAACCACTATCTCCGCGGTGGAGACGAAGCCGACCTGCCCACCTACTACCTGACCGGCGACCGGGTTCGTTCCACCGTCGCTGCGATCGACTCAGCAATGGATCAGTCCCCATTGCCGCAGGAGATCACCACGCTGCGAGGAATTCGCAACCCCGAAATACTGTTCGGCGACCGTACCGGCGGCGATCTGACCGGAATGGAATGGACCGAGGCCGCCTACGTCTCCACCACCTCCGACCCGGAGACCGCCAACGGTTTTGCCCACAGTGGCGGCACGAACCCGGTGGTGATGCGGATGGTCGTCCCGGCAGGCGTGGGTGCCGTCCAACTGTCGGACCACACGTATGAATCAGAGGTCATGCTGCAACGTGGCCTACGGATGAGGGTGGTGGCGGACAATGGGGTGGACGAGCATGGTGTGCGGCAGCTCGATATCGAGGTGATCCCCAGTGGCGGATAAGCCGATCCCGAAGAAGAAGCGAACGTCGGCGGCGAACCGCCAGGATGGTGACTACGCCCCGCCGGTCCTCGCCGAACCCAAAGGCGGCCCCATCCCCGGCCGTAAGGCCGAGGTGAAAGTGCCCCCCGAAGGAGGCCTGACCTCCGTGGGCGACTACGACCAACTCCTTCGCCTCCGCGCCGAACGCGCCGCCGCCCACGACGACCAGAAGCTGCACCACTACTGGACCCAGGGCAAAGGCAAGGCCAAGTGGGTCGGCTCCCCGAAGCCCTGGACCACCCTGGTCGCCCACCTGACGAAGCACGTCGGGCTCGCGAAGGCCAAGGTCTACGCCTCCCGCTGGTTCTTCGAGATCTTCGGCTTCTACGCCGGTTCGGACAAGAACAGGGTCACCCACGGTAAGCCACCCCGCGGCAAGGTCGTCGGGCCCGGCTGATCACTGAACCACCAGCCCACTCACCTGCAAGGGAGGTGCGTGGGCGATGACCCATGCCCAGATCCGTGACCTCGGCGTCTGCGTCCGGTCCTTCGACTTCGAACTGCGCAGTGACGGTGGCGACGGCCTGTCCATGGAGG